CCTAATAGTAAGTTCAGGTCTGTAGCGGGTGGCGATAACAACGCAAGCCGTATGTACCTAATCAACTTGAAAACACTATTCTCAAGTGATGTTATCACGGCATTTAAGGAGCTAGAGAAATGAGCGCAACTCATGGTGGCAAGGGGAGCAAACAGCGACCCACTAGCAAAGAGGCATTTGGTAATAAAGGAGGAAACTGTAGGAGCTATTCCAACCCAGAACAATGTAGGAATAACAAGGCTTGTACCTACTGTAGACAGAATCACAAGTTTAAATTTGATAAAAGGAATAAGCTATATGACGCAGAATAAACATATAAGCACGTTGGTCAACGACATATACCGCTTAATGGAGACAAAAGAGGCAGAAGAATCCGTTGATGTTGAAGCGGAGATAGAGAAGTTTGGCGAGAACATGAAGTCCCTGATGCGTACCGAGTTCGGACGTAAGAGGGTACGAGATAGCCGAACACTGCGCCTGTCAAACATTGGTCGGGACGATAGAATATTATGGAACGTAGTCAACGGCACAGAGAAAGAGAAGATACAGCCCCACACATACGTCAAGTTTATGTATGGACATTTGATTGAGGAAATGTTGTTGTTCCTCACACGCATGGCAGGGCATTCAGTAACGGACGAGCAGAAGGTGTGCGAGGTAGAGGGCATCAAAGGACACATGGACTGCAAGATTGATGGGTTAGTGGTCGATGTCAAGTCAGCTAGTTCCTATGGGTTCAAGAAGTTTAAGGATGGCACACTGGCTATGGACGATGCGTTCGGTTACGTTGACCAGATTAAAGCCTACGCTCACGCTTGCGGAGAGACAGAGTTTGGTTGGTTGGCAATGGACAAAGCTAATGGGCATCTGGCGGTACTTAAGTACGACCTGAAAGATACGCAAGCCCCTATCTACAAGTACATTAAGGGGGATATAACGGAGCGCATACGCCATGTAAAAAAGCTAGTAGGTTTATCAGAGCCAGAAATCTTTTGCTCCGATGTTGTCGAGGACGGAAAATCAGGCAACTTAAAATTGGCTATAAGGTGTTCCTACTGCCAGTACAAGAAGCATTGCTATCCAGACTTAAGGGCGTTTGCTTACTCGTATGGTGTAAAATATCTGGCAAAGGTAAACTTTGAACCGAGAGTACAGGAGATTAACCTTGACGAAACGTAAGCCCAAACGAGGCACAGGTAAGTTCAGGTCAGCTTTGGAACAGGAGTTCTCCAAGGAGGTTAAGCGTCACGGTTTTGACTACGAACCCTACGGAGTACCTTACACAGTATACAGGACGTATATGCCAGACTTTGTACATGAAGATACCAAGGTTATGGTGGAGGTAAAGGGCTTCTTTCGTGTGGGGGATACCTTGAAATATAAATCTATTCGTGATACAATAGGAGTAGATGGTTGGGAATTGGTATTCCTCTTGTCGAACACCCACAAGAAGGTACGGAAGGGCGGCAAGATAACTATGGGGCAGTGGTGTGAGAAGGAAGGGCTAAAGCATTATACCCTACACACAGCACAGGAACTTGTTAAATACGTTGAAGGGAAAAAACGATGTCACACACACTAGAGGAACTAAAGGAAGCGGTAGCAAGAGACTACGATGCTGTGTTGGTTCTTGAGGAATTGGAGATTACAGTTGAGGATTTGCTAGAGGCTTTCGAGCATAAACTAATTCGACACAGAGATAAATTTACTGAGGACGATTACAATGAGTATTAATGATGCAACACCCGCTGATTGGGATGAACTGAGAAAGAAGCACCCCGCGCTGATTAAGTCCTACGAGGCTATGGTAGTTGAGGAGAGGAAAGAGGACGTAGATGAAATGGTGGAACGACCTCCTCATTATAACTACGGTAGCATAGAGTGCATTGAAGCCATCGAGGAGAGCATGACACCAGAGGCGTTCAAAGGGTATCTCAAGGGAAACGCACTGAAGTACCTTTGGAGATATGAACGGAAGGGTCACGCGCTACAGGACTTGAAGAAAAGCCAGTGGTACTTGGATAGGTTAGTGGATGGGGTGAGCGAGTAGCATGACAGAAATAACATCCTATGATGAATTTGTAAGGCAGGAGTTTATAGACAAGGTGGACGAGTGGCTTGATAGGAAAGTTATAGTATTACCTTTCCCCACATTCGTTATTGAATATGAAGATTGGTTAAAGGAAAAATATAAAGAGTATATTAAGGAGAGCGTAGAATGAAACATGGTCAAACACACGGCGGTAAGGGGTCATCCACAAGACCTACAAACTACAACAACTTTGCAGACGCATACGATGCTATCTTTAAGAGAAAGAAAGAAGAAGCAGAGGACTTAAGCAAAGAACTAGAGAAGGCTGACAAGCAAAACAAAGGGGCAGAGAAGCAATGAACCAGTACCAAGAATTTATACACAAGTCACGTTACGCCCGATGGTTGCCAGAAGAAGGACGTAGGGAGACTTGGGAGGAAACGGTACAGCGGTACGTTGACTTCTGGCTGAACCGTAAGCAGATAACTAAGGCTGATGGTAAGCGAATGTTTAACGCTATCTACAACCTAGAAGTGATGCCTAGTATGCGTTGCCTAATGACAGCAGGTGAGGCTCTGGATAAGGATAACGTAGCAGGGTTCAACTGTAGCTACCTGCACATTGATTCACCGCGTAGCTTTGACGAGCTAATGTACGTCCTGATGTGCGGTACTGGTGTCGGGTTCAGTGTTGAGCGTAACTACATTAACAAACTCCCTGTGGTCGCTGAGACTTTCCACACCACAGACAGCCAGATTGTAGTGTCAGACAGTAAGATTGGTTGGGCATCTGCATTCCGTGAGCTAATCGCTATGTTGTATGCAGGGAAGATACCCAAGTGGGACATGAGCAAGATACGTCCCGCAGGTGCTAGGCTCAAGACCTTTGGTGGTCGAGCGAGTGGCTCAGAACCTTTGGAGGATTTGTTTAACTTCTGCGTAGGTACATTCCAGAAGGCACAAGGGCGTAAGCTAACTAGCCTTGAGTGCCACGATGTATGCTGTAAGATTGCTGACATCGTAGTGGTCGGGGGTGTCCGTAGGTCTGCACTGATTAGCCTATCAAACCTATCTGACCCTCGCATGGCTAAGGCTAAGTCTGGTAACTGGTGGATGGATGAAGGGCAACGTAGGCTTGCTAACAACAGCGTAGCGTACACAGAGCGTCCCGATTTTACGTCCTTCCTTTCCGAAATGCACACCATGTATGACAGTAAGGCAGGTGAGCGAGGTATCTTTAGTCGCGTTGCGGCACAGAAGGTAGCCGCTAGGAATGGACGCAGGGATTCAGAACAGGAGTTTGGGACTAACCCTTGCTCTGAGATTATCCTACGCAGTAACCAGTTCTGTAACCTGTCGGAAGTAGTGATAAGAGCGGAGGATGATTTACCCAAGCTCAAGGAGAAGGTGGAAATGGCTACCATCATTGGCTCACTACAGTCTACCCTGACGGACTTCCGCTACCTGCGTAACGTATGGAAGCGTAACACAGAGGAAGAAGCCCTGTTGGGTGTCAGCTTAACTGGAATATGTGACCACTACCTGTTGGGTAAAAACTCACCTGACTTGGAACAGTGGCTAGGAGAAATGAAAGATGTTGCAATCAAAACAAATAAGAAGTGGTCTTACAAACTTGGGGTTAATCAGTCTGCGGCTATTACTTGTGTTAAGCCAAGCGGTACTGTGTCTCAGCTTGTTGATAGTGCTAGTGGCATCCATCCCCGCTTTTCTGACTACTACATTCGTAGAGTACGTTCGGATAAGAAAGACCCACTTGCTCAATATATGCAAGCGGCAGGATTCCCAGTAGAGAACGATGTGCATAGTGAGTCCTCACAGGTGTTTAGCTTCCCCATCAAAGCACCAGATGAATGTACTAAGGTGAATGATGTAGATGCTATGCAACAGCTTAGACTGTGGAAGAAGTATCAGGACTATTGGTGTGAGCATAAGCCTAGTGTGACTGTGTACTACACCGATGATGAGTTCTTTGAGGTATGCCAATGGCTCTGGAGTAACTTTGATACGGTCAGCGGTATTAGCTTGTTACCTTATAGCGACCACATATATCAGCAAGCTCCTTATGAGGATATAACGGCTGAGAAGTTTGAGGAACTAGATGCGGCTATGCCCAAGGGTATTAAATGGGAGGACTTGGAACACTTTGAGAAGGAGGATAACACGACAGGCTCACAGGAATTGGCTTGTACAGGAGGTGCTTGTGAGTTAGTGTAGGGTATTGGGTAAACTTAGGGGGCATTGCGCCCCCTTTGTGTTTACAGTTTTATGCGGAGAATATACATATAAGTTGACAGTTTTATGCGGAGAATAAACTTCCTTGTTTACTCGTCATCCGTTAAGGCTCTTGTCGTAGCCGCACCAGTGAGCAACCCTGCCCCTGCGGTAGCCTTCAACTTAGTCTTAGCCGCTTGCGCCCCTGCAATATCCTGAGAGGAAACCTTTGGTTTCGATTCCTTAAAGGCTCTCTTAGTATACGCATTGACTGATTCAGATTTCAGCTTCTTAATCCCTGTGGTTTCTTCCGTAGCCTTGATTGCCCTGTTGACATTCCGTTGTGTCTTAGCTGTCCGAATCTGTTTATTGTTATACTTACTCCCTGTCTTTAGAGAGGATTCTATAAGAGGTGTTGCTGTTATTAAGTGATGACCACCTACAGGCACTTGACCAAATATGTCGTGACCATCACTGAGCATGGTATACATTTTCTGGTTGTTGGGGTCTACGGCTACAAAGGCATTCATGCCACCAAGTTCCTTTTGTTGCGACAAGAAGGACTGTTGCGTAACAAGGAATCCGTCAGGGTCTTTGATGTCAGCCAACTTGTTAGCACCGACTGCATTCCCTGCTTCATCACTTACCCTTGCCATCTTGATGCTACCTTTGTCTACCATCTGGTTAAAGACATCGTGAATGACTGCTTGTGTGCCTTTAGATTCCTTACCTGCCGAGGCTTTGAGTCTGCCCTTGAGTACGGAATCAATAACGTAGCTATCCTGAATGTTCTCTAGGTCAGGCTTCTGTGCCTTTACTGCCCTCTTGATAGCATCGAGATTCTTACCGTCAAGTGTCGAACTTATCTGCATAAATTCAACCATGTCCTTCCCTGCTAGGCTGTCAACCTTCTGTCCCTTTCTGATTTTATTAACAGCGGTCAGGTAGCTATCCGTAGCCTTGCCGTGTAAAGCCCTAAGAATAGGAGCGGCTGTACTTGCTGAACCTACTCCCTCTATGTACCCAACGTCACCACCTGCCGATGGGTCTTTGATTTGATACTCATACTTGGCATTGGGCTTGGTAACGTGCGCCCCTTCTGTAAGGTGTCTGGTTGCTCTCTGAACGATGTTCTCAGGAACACTACCCTTAGCTCTATACCCATCACCAATCGCGTTAGAAAGCCTCCCTGCGTCCTCTCTAGGGATTCGTGAATCTAAGTAGTTTAAATGCACAACGCTCTTTTCCAGAAGCGTGTCCTGAGTATCGGGCAGTTGGCGTTGTATAGATATGGCGGTTAGCTCTGCATCCTTACCAGTTTTAGGTGTCACCCAATCGTCTATCTTCTTGTCCGACAAACCCATAACCCTACGCTTTGCTCTAGCCGCAGGGTCGATACTCTCTTTTATAGCGGAAGGGACAGCCTTGGTGAACTCCTGACCAAAACCTTTTGCCGCCATTACAGGATTAGTGTAAAACTTATCAATATGTGTAGGCATATTCTGTGCAGTCTTGTTGGCTAAAGAACCTGCGCTTTTAGCCGCACCTTTCAACATACCCTTAGCCGCCCTGAAAGGAATACCCGCAAACGGTATAGCACCTACAGCCCCTAAAGCCGCCATGCCATAGTTACCTTCTTGGAAATCCTGTATCCCCTCTTTAGCGGAAATGATTTCCCCCGATACTGGAGCAAGACTAGCAATACCGTATGCCGCATCCTTCATGGCTTGTCTCTGTTGCTCTGGTGTTGCGCGTACAGATGCACCCCTCCTTGCTTTTCTTCGTTGGAGAGGGTTGCCAAGAGACTGAGCAAACGCCTTACTACGAGCTTCTTTATTTACAGCCATTAGTAACCCCTCTTTTCTTTACGCTTCTTCTCTTGACGCTCGTTGTATTTCTCAGCACCACCGCCTAACCATTGATATAACAAATCGCCAACAGCAGGTACAGCCCTTAACCCCTTCTCAAACTGAGGGTCATCTTTAGGTATCTCAAAGCCCAAGGTTAATATAGAATCAATGATTGGAGTGGCGGGTGTGATGTACTTAATCGCCCCTTCAACTACCTTACCTTGAGAGAAGTATTTACTGTACACATATTCATTCATACCATAAGCACCAAGCAACGCCCACAGTGCCTTATCAGGTATGTCCTCTACTTTGACATCCCTTCCCTTAATCAAGTCTCTGACAGAACCAATGCCTACGTTAGCTACACTTACATAACCTGCAAGCAATGCCGCATTCTTAGACGCTTGTACCTTGTTACCTTTACCCCACTCCTGTACCACATTCTTCCGTACAATGTCAAGCTGTTTCAAGGTGAAAGATTTTAGCATATACAGCAGTCTACCATTGGTAGCGTTGAGGTACGCTTCTGGCATTTCACTCAAGGCAATAGGCTGTATCTCAGCAAGCTCGTTGAACGCCCACAGTTTAACATTCTCTGTGATGTCACCTGCTTTGAGGTCAGCTATGAATGAATCCGTTTCATCCCCAAATATCTTCTGAACGTCCTTGCGTAGCTTCGCTTCACCTTTAGGGTTTTTAGCCATACTGGTAGCTTTTCGGAGAGCCGAGTTGATGAAAGTTTCCTTCCCCAATCTGTCAATCTTCTTAAAGCCTACCACACCCATTAGTTTATTCAAAGCTCTAGCCAACACTCTTGTCTTACCACTGGCTAGTTCTTGAGTAACTAAATCTTCAATACCCAAGTCAACTGTTTTAATATGCTTAGTGCCAAACAGTGAGGCGATGGAGTGTCTGAATCCCTTTAGGGCTGACGCAATACCAACATCAGCAAGCTGAATCATGGCGGTTAGTGGGTTAGCGATTGTACCCATGTAGCCTAAGTCTCTGACGTTAGACGCAAGTGCTGATGGGCTGTTCTCACCACCCACAAAACGTGCTGTCAACAGGTCTTTTAGTTCCTGTTCTCTAGCTACGTCTATCTCGCCCCTAGCAATAGCATCATCTACGATAGAGCCTATGGATTGGTCTTGGTCAAGTCTGCCCATGTCATCCATTGAGGCGTGGTCTTTATCTCCCTTTGCTTGCCTACCAAAAAACTTACGTCTTTCAATATCGTTCACTGCGGAACGTATGTACATAGAAAGAGATTCTTCTGGTTTCGCGTAGTGTTCTAGCATCTTATCATCTACTGTAGATAGGACACGTTGTTTAGCAAACTTAAACTTAGCACCATCAACTGTCTGACGATAGCCTCTTAGTGCTAACTCAATTACCTGTGACCTTTCTTCATTAGTTAGGTTAGCTACTTTGGTTTTCTTTTTCTTAGCATAAGCCGCCAACTGCTTTTGTATAACGCCTTGCTCTTTTAAACCCAAAGTCTTTCTGAGCTTCTCGTAGTCCTTAACTAAGCGTGGGAAGTAGTCATCAATCTTATCGAAGCCGTGACCTGCTTTCTGTAGACCATCGCCTAATTCATCAAGCATAGGGCGAATAACGTCAGCAAATTCAGTAGCGAGTTTCGGGTCAGCAGAGCGCATTATACCTTCAGCGGCTTTTAGGTTTCCGTTATATAAATGTTTAGATACTTGTTGGCTTACTTTAGGAGCAAGTGCTTTCAGACCTAGCAAGAAAGGCTCTGCTTTTTTAGAGTATTCCGCTGTCTTAACGTGAGTCCCATACTCAAACTTACGGACTCTATACTTAATAGCCTCAGATATATTACCCAAACGTGTAGAGAGTATGCCTAAATACTTGTCAAGACCCTTACTGTAGAAACGAGATACGGCACTGTCTTGAGCGATAGAATGTTGTACTGCCCTCTCTCCTTGTGTTTGGTTCAGAGGTATTGTTAGTTTACGACCTGTCTTAGCGGTTGCTTGTTCAACAGCCGCAGGGTTAATACCTTTCCCCTTTAGTGTCTCGGACATATTCTCCAAGTCACCACCTATAGCCATGTGTTCGTCAATCTTAGCTTGTGCTTTGTCTAGGAATTTATTAGCTTGCCTAGTTGCTAGTTTTTCACCGCCTTTGACAATACCTGCGGGAATGACAGCCCCAATAGTGGCTGATAAAGCAACGGATGCAGGGTCTACTTCGCCAGTTTGTGCCCATTGGTCAGCCGCAGTTGCAGAACCCGCTAATGCACTGCCTGTTAAAGCCGCAGTTTTCCATCCTCCCGCAAAGGGAATAGCCGTTGTAGGGTCAGCCAGTTGTCCTGTTAGTTGCCCTGCAACCCTTGCTCCTGAGTGTTCATTAGGCTCAAAGTAAGCTCCGTATTCTGCCTGTAAAGCTCTCTCCTTACGAGCTATAATCATTTCCCTGCGTGTATCGTAAGAAGCATCCATAAAGCCTTCACCATACTGTTCATCAGGAGTCATGTATGGCAAGGCATTGTACTTACCGTCATCATCGAAACTAGGGTCAGCAACCTCACCAGTTGGGAAATGAGTATCAAGCCACACGCCAATATCTGCAATAAAACCCTGCTTCTCATCATAGCCGTATTTGAACTGAGTCCAAGTTTTATCATACTTGGTTCTTTTCAGTTCATCGTCTACGAGCCTATCGCCTACTTCCGCATCCAGACTTTGTAGGTTAGGGGAGCTTAGAATGTCTCGTTCCGTCAGCCTGTACCCCAAGTTTACGTTATCATTCTTTTGTGACCAGACACGCTCAAGCTCACCGTCAGCAGTGATTCTATCTCCTGATTGTGCGCCCAGACTTCTTAGGTTTTCTGAACTCATTATGTCTTTTAAACTAAGAGTATGTTTACCAAAACCTGCTTCTTTTGTTTTCTTTTCTTCTTGCTGACTTTGGTATGCTTTAGCGGCAATACCTCTGCCCTTTTTCGCATCTTTCCTTTCCAATGCGTTTAAGTAGGAAACAACTTCGGGGTCGTTACCTGTATTGTTTATAGCGTCTTGATAATCTTGAGGTAACAAGATGCCTTTATTTACAGCATCCTGTACTTTTAGTAAAGTAGTGTTAGCCATGTACTAGCCTCTTATATTAGCGAAAGGGTCTTTTGAAGTACCGCCACCTTCAGTTGGTGTTGGTGTCAGCGTTTCATCAGGCGCACCCCCTAGAATTACCATACGCAAAGCGTCCTCTCTTGTAGCCGCCTTACCTGCTGTGTAAATATACTCAGCCTGTAGCATTAGCTTTTTCACGCCTTTCGGGTCTACGTTTGTTCCGTATAACTTCCCTTCTTCCCTAGCACCTACTGCTAATAGTTCTTTCTCTGTATAATCTTCAAGGTACAAATCATACTCATCTACCTCTGCCGAAGTCAAACTAGATGTCTTAGGCGCACGACCTGCTCGGAAGAGTACCGACTGTGCCACCGACAAGTCACCGTTATTCTCTAAGAACTCTATCATTTCTGTATTGCCTTGTGCTTCTGCAATACGAAGTAAAGAAGTTCTTAGCTCAGTCTTTTGGGTTAGTTCTTTTGCTTGCCCTAAAGTCTGAGCCGCACCTTTCAAATCCCCCTGTACCTGCTGTAGTTTAGCTAACGTAGTCAAACCGTCTGGGGTTGTCAAATCTAATTGACTGACTGCCGCACCTATCTGTTCCTGTGCCGAAGGTTTACCGCCACGAAACATCCCTCGAATGCCGCCTTTCATGCGCTTTGCCGCCTGTGCGCCCATCTGCATACGTTGTTGGTCAGGAGTCATCATAGCCATAGGGTCAACACTGATTCCCTGCGTAGGTATTCCTGTCAATAGTCCTGCAATATCTCGATTAGCCATGCTTATTCACTCCCCGTAGTCATCTGCGAAAGGGTCTTCCCCTCCCAAGTCGTAGTCGTCATCACCGCCCCCAAGACCTATTTTATAACCTAAGTCTTTAAGCCACTGGGGAGTGGGTGCGTCACCGTAACCTAGACTAGACATTAGACCAGTTTCTTTGATAAGAGCAGGGTCTATACCTAACTTCGCGGCTAATAGTTTCTCTGCGCTTGTTGGCTTAGTGCCTAGCACAGCATCCATCATCCCACTCATTTGCTGTTGCTCTAAACGATTAGCTAACTCAGCACCTTGTAGGTATGACTCAATACCCTTAGCTCCCATCTGACCGTACAAATCAGCACCAGAGCGTCTGCCTATATCGGCCAAACCTGCTGTTACATTGCCTTGAGCTAAAGCATTCAATACTTCTCTTTGTGGTTGATAGCCTCCCTCTAGTAAACCTGCCGCTCCTAACAATGACTGTTTCTGCTCTGCCATTGCTTGCTCTCTAGCACCTAAGTTAGCCCTTGCCATAGCTTCTTGTTCAGCCTGTGCCTGTGCTAACAGTTCAGGACTAGACCCACCATAGGCCGCTGAACCCAAACCCATACGTCCCTGAGACAACATACGTTCCTCTAGGGCTAGACGTTTACGTTCTTCCTCTGGGCGTTGTACGGCTCTCATCTGCTCATAGAGTTCTTGTTGTGCAACAGCAGGGTCTACACCTACCTTACCAAACAAGCCCTGTGCTTGAGACAGGAGTTGGTCGCGTAAATCTTCTTGTCCTCGCGTAAGCCCTACAGCAATACCGCCCTCTGGCGTAGTACGGACATTGCCCGTTCCTGTAGTAACGGTGAACGGTTGGAACTTAGCGCGATTAGCCGCTTCTTCTCCCAGTTGTTGAGACATTGCTCGTCCTTCTGCGCCTACCTGCCCAGCACCTTCAATACCCTGCTGACCTAGTTCATAACCACCGTAGGCATTAAGTAGACCACCAAATAGACCTCCCCAATCGAAACCGCCTCCCTGTGCTTCTTGTGGAGCAGTACCTCCTTGTGGAGGAGCGTTTAGTTCCTGTTCTCTAGCTACGAAACTATTACCACCAGTCCCGTTTATAGGTAAGTTACCTGTCGGTGTAGGGTAGAAAGGAGGAGGCGCACCTGTCGGTGTAGGGTAGAAAGGTATAGTATCTGCGGGTAGTCCTTGTCCTGTATTCCTGTTTCCCAATTCGTCCACCCCGTAGAAAAGACTCATGGGGTCATCCTTGCCCTCCATCCACTGCCTCTTATGGTCTGGGTTAGCCCAAGGGTCATAATTAGGAGCCATTGGGTTGTTTTTCATTGGCATCTGACTCATTAGAATGTCCCCCCTGCTATTGTATATGTGCCGCCTATAGTAGCACCTCTTTCAGTACCCAGATGGTTTTCCAATACCAAACCTTTGGTGCTTACAACGTAAAAACTACAAGTGCCTGTGAAAGTTTCTTCATCTTTGTCAGCCTTTGAATTAACCGCTGTAGCAATAGCCGTAAATTCTGTATGGAACTCTGCGCCCGATACCCGTTTACTTGCGTTACCTGTCGGCAGACCGTTTTTAGCATCCCAACTTGCTACAATATTATATGAACTCATTTTATAACAGCCTCCCTAACGTGGCGTGTATTCCGATTCTTTGATATGAATAAGGCGCACCGTATATTGCTGTTTTTACGCCTATTGTTACTACTTCTCCACTACCCTGACCCATGATTTTAGGTGTATGTACACTAACCCCGTCATCGTACTCAAATACAGTAGTACCTACAGTACCGTCATCCTCATACTCATTCTGTGAAGTAGCGTCAGACACCTGAAACTGAGCAACATTGCTAGGTAAAGCAGGTGCATCGTATTGTGTTAGAAACTGGTCATCTTCCTGATAGTCGTAGTAATAGTAAACTGCCGATTCATCTCCGTGATGATTACCTATTGCTGTGACCTCAAACTTTTTAAGAAACTTAAGGTTCGAGGGATGCCCAAAGTCCATCGGATTACTTCGGTACTCCATTACATACCAACTTTTAGAACTAGCGTTAGTATAGTCAAAGTGACCACCATACCTATATATTCCGTTGCTCTTACCCAATAGTATATCATTTCCCTTCATGTGCATTGAATAGGTATTTACGTTTGTCCATGTCGTTACTCTAGGAGAACCATCTTCAAGAGGCATTGCTATGTTGAACACATACATAATCTCTGCATCAGGGAGTGAAAGTATATATTCGCCTTTCTCTGGGTTATAGACACTATTTATAATACGGTTATCAACATTGGTTTGTACGGAAGCAAGTAGCTTGTCGTGTACGTTCCTACTCAGGTTTCCTATGGGCATGGACTTCTCTTGGATAGTCCTACCGAATGTACGCAAACCATCAGAGGATAAGAAGATAATGTCAGAACCAGTATGTTGTACGGAATCTCTAGCAATACAACCAACACCTGCTACGGTATCTGATAATGTCATGCTTGAGGGACTAGCCGCCCCTGAGTACACAACGATAGACTTCTTACCGAATATAACCAAGAAGCCGTTGTGTGCCGCCAGAGCAACAATCTCGTCATGTCCAGTAGGCCACACAGTTGTCAAGTCCACATAGCCAGAAGTTCCTCCTGACCAAGCACGACCATTCAGTAAGTCTGACCAATACACTGTATGCTTATCTTCCCCCGTACCTGCCGCCCACAAACGTCCGTATGCTGACAAAACTTCATTGGCTAGAGGAGGCGCACCTACTGCGTCACTATAGTCTATTATCTTGTCCACTGTAAGGACATCCTCTATAGTCTCACCATCTGAGGATAGTCCGTCCCCTCCCGCGAATTTAATTGCTCTAGGCGCACAGCCTTCTTGGAAAAGATAACAGTGGTTCTGTAGGGAAACAATCTTCCAGTGGTTCTCATTATATCGTTCAGTGCCTATCACAAGATTTGTTAAAGCTGTCTCGCCAAACTGTATCACCCTGTTGTGTGCCGATATTAGAGCTTCGCGCCCCGTCAGGTCTTTGAAATTAAACAAGGCATGGACAGGCTCAGTCCCCGATGATGCTACTAAATGGGCTTGTCCTTTCCTAGCCTCTATCCGACCCCTTGGGTCAATAACACAATTATCAGCCTTAGCCGCAAAGGAAGGGTTGACAGCCAGAGGAACGTCTTGGGTATTTAAACCCGCAAAACCTACAGCTTCGAGCGTAATGTTCTGTAATTGAGCCATTATACTGTATACCAAATAGTTTCAGTTGAGTGTCTAGCCGCATCCAAAGCGATTGCGTCAGCTAGGCTTGCATCTGCGATAGCATATAGTTCCTGTGCTGACATACCACCTGTTTCCCCTCTTTCCCTAGAAGCCAACGCCACAGCATAAGCAATAACAGGAGCAGAGGGTACAGTTAATACATGACCTGTATCATCCTGAAACTGACCTGTTCTATTGACCATGTTAAACTTTAAATTATATACTCCATCGGGTATAGGATATACGTCTACAATAGCGTTGCCGCTTGTTGCGTCAAATCCGTTCCAACTGTAATGCGTAGGCGATTTACTGGGTGGTTCATTTACTAGGAATTTCTCATTCATCCAAGAAGAACTAGCTCCTCGCAAGAAACCATTAGACGTATCATTAATAGCATCAAGGAGCTTAAAGGCTGTACCTACTCCTGTCAACTGATAGCTATAGGTGCTTGCTTCTGTCTCCACCGTTATTGTTTCTCTCAGACTTGACCAATCCCAAGAGTCCTCAACCATCCGTTTAGCGTCATTGACAAAAAGACCAATGAGCTTCCCATAGTCTGTTGCACCAGTTACGTCCTCACCATCATTCCTGTTCTCTACGGTAGTAACTTCTGATTCTCTTAGTCTGCGTAATACGCTATTTACAAGATTTAAGTAATTCATTAGAACGAATAACTCCTTGGTACTGTTATGTATTCTCCTAACGGTTCAACTTCTAATCCAAAACCTCTAGGCTTTTGTTCTTGTTGATAAAACTGTTTAAGGGCTTCATCTAAAGGGTTGTACTCATAGTAACCCTGTACGTCCTGTGTTTGCATCTTTTGCTGAGCGCTTTTAACTATATCATCGTCAAACTTAAATAGTTCCTTGTCAAACAATTTCTCTGTCGAAGTAGGTGCGGAAGCTACCTGCATCATCCCGTCACCTGCTCCAAATGCTCCAACTGCTCCTCCTGCCAACCACTTAAGAAAGTCCTCTCCATAACCTAGCGCATCGCCTATGGGACTATCAACCTTGTCTATAAACTCATCTGCGGCATCCACTACAGGCTCAAAGGTGTCAGCTACAAAGTCTTTGGCAGGTTCTACGAAATCCTCTGCGGCTTTAGCGGTATCAACAACTACGTCCTCTGCTTCAGAGAGAACATCGCTAGTGGTGTCAATAATATCCTGACCCACATCGCCTATGGTTGATGTGAAGGGGTCTGTGACTTTACCAATAGCATCTAAGGCGGTGTCTGCGGCATCCACTACAGGTTCAAAGGTTTCACCCAAAGCATCTAAGGCATCGTCTGCTATACCCACACCTGCCTCTACTGCTTGCCCAATAGGAGATTCAGCTAAGGCTTCTGCACCTGCTACAACTGCATCGCCTATACCTTCCACCCACTCTGGCGTATCAATATCTATACCAAGGTCTATCTCAGGCAGAGCATCGGCTACCACTTGTACAGCATCCTCGCCTACGTTCTTAACAACTGCATCTTCAAGGCTACCTTCTGATGCCCAATCAGTAACAATGCCCCCTACGTTATCCCGCATTGTAGCGTCATCAGTACCGAAAGTTTCTGCATCAATCCCTACTGCTTCTAAACCATCCATTGCTATGTCGGTCAACTCAGCCTCAAACTGGTTTATTACAAAATCTTCTACATCATCAGAAGCGGCGGCATTTAACAGTTGTTCGGTCTGTTCATAGGACATACTGCCTATTCCTGTACCTGCTTCTGCTGTTGTGGCGGCAGTAGGGTCTACCCATCCTCCTACCTCCAAAGCACCCAGTGCCGCACCTGCCCATTCCATAGGAGATACATCTTGGTTTGAAGTCTCCTTAAGTACCGCCAGTGCAAGTTTTATGGGTGGAGGCGCAAAGGTCTGTATAACCTTCATAACAGGATTATTCCAAAACGCCTGTCGTGTTGCTGAAGAAGTCTTATCTGGGTTATCAGGTTGGTTAGGTAGTTGGTCATACGAACCATAGCCGCCCTCTAAGCCTATGTCATCAGCATTAGCAGGTCTGTCTATGTTTCCTGTCCTTATATCAGTAGCATTCTCAAGACCAAAAGGAAGGCTTAGGTATGCTTGGTCGTGGTCTGGGTTATTGTCGTGCGTACCCATACGCATCCAATCGCCACCTGAATCTTCTTTATTACCAGTAGAGTCTATCTGAGTAAACTCAGCCCCTCTTACTTCTTTATCTTCCCACAATGCCCAATCGTTTTCCTGTGCCACTTTCCAAGTGAACCATTTGTGGAACTCGTTATAAAATGGAGCGGCTTCCCTTGAACTCCATTCTGTTCCTGAGTGGGGGTCGTTTTTAGTGGGAAAGAAATTCATGTCCCCTGCTGTTGCGGCTCGTCTAACCGCTTCTGGCTGTTGGTCGTACCAAGCCTCCCAAGTACCCCACCTCTCCTGTTGCCTAGCA